GTCGGCTGGGACCTTGGACTTTATCCAAGCCGCGATATCCTTTCCACTCATTGTAAACAGGTTGCTACCTTCGACCTTGTTAGTGGGGACGGCTCCTGTCTGCAAAGCGATTGCCGCCTGAACTGCCTTGAGTGCATCCAATGCTTCGATGCCCTCCAATGTTATATTGAGTGCTACAATCTCTGCGTTTTTGTTGCACGCATATAACTGAGACCACCTATGGTGACCATCGATCACATATTCTCCATTGAAGGTAACAATGGGAGAGCCAACTGTAATTGGACCAGATGCTGTATTGTTTTTGACAAATCCTTTGCCACCGGTCTTTATGAGAGGGAAAGACAACGATTTATCAATGTCCACTTCGTTCTGCGTAGGCTGAAGTTTGGCGACCGGGATTGCCACATTCTCTTGAAAATCAAACTTGTCATCATTGGGGTTGCCATCCTTGTCTTGGATTCCCGCTGATATGAATGCCCTGACTTTTGGGTCTTTCGCATTTTGACCAAGGGCTGCGACAAATGCTACATACTTGGTACCCCAACTTAAAGCCGGAAAGAAACCTTTATCTCGTTCTTCTTCCCCTTCTTCGTTCACAAATTTACGAAAATTCTCAAAGATCATCTGATCTTTCTTAAAGCTTGAAAAACTCATATCTGTTTTATCTCCTGCCATAGCAATCTAAATAGACGATAGTCTTTCCAGTAAATAGTTGTCGTTAGACATAAAGACAGCATTCTTTTTTCGTTCTTCATATTTAGAGGCTGGCATCTCGGCTATGTCTTCATATCCTGACGTGTCAATCTTGGATACCTCGACACCATAAGACATCAGGCTCTGAATTATCCGGTCTGCTTTGTCGTTTGCGTCCGCGTCCAGAGCCAAGAATACTTTAGCCCCACTACTCACGATAGCTTTGAAGAGTTTCCCTCCGTCTCTCAAAGTTGATCCAAGGATGGGGATTCCGTTGCCTGCTTTGATGGCATCGAAGATGCCCTCCACAATAATAACGTCTTCATGCCAGTCGATATAAAGCTCGTTAAAAACAATGTCCTTGCTGGCGGGAGGGTTCTTGTATTTTTGCCAATCGTCAGCGATTGAGCGAGCCACATAATAATTTACAAATCCGTCCTTGTTGAAAGATGGGATAATCACTCGGTTCCGGTATTCGCCCTCTGGACAATATCCAATCTTCCACTTCACGATCTCTTTCTTTCCGATGCCTCTCTGTGAGAGATAGCGAAGAAACGGTCTTGCCGACCTTGGCAAATCTTTATTGGCGAGGGACACAAACTCATCAGGCAATTTTAAAATTGTTTCTGTTTCTTCCTCGACCTCAGTCCCAAACAGGTTATCGAAGTCACTAAGATCAACCTTGCCAACAAGATCCTGCCATTCGCGGAAGTGCGTCAACGAACCAAAGCGGCGAATCACACGACCGACATTTCTGCCGCGCTTGTCGCAGACCCAGCACTTATAATAGTTCTTCTCGATGTTCACCGAAAACTTGCGTTTGTGGTGACGGCAATAAGGACAAGTAAAGAGAAGCTCGCTTCCACGGTCATAAGACGACCCCAGTGCGCTTCTCAGTATCCTAATTTTCTCGCTTCGCATATAGCCCCCGCTTTTGCGATTACAATTGAATCAGCCATATCATAGGATTCTGGCTTTGGATTTCCATGACGAGTATAATCTATCACGAAACCCGGTTGGTTGTCAAGTACAAATTTTAAGACAACTGGTTTGGCTTTTTCTCCTCTAGGGATTTTAATGCCGCAGAGCTTTCGAGCACTTGTCGCTGCGATGTATTCTGGCTTAATCTGAAATAGATCATAAACAAGCCATGACACAATCCCATTAAAACGAGACAGGCTTGATAAAGTTTTAGCAGATGAGAAACCTGATCGGAACGTCTGTAACGATTGTTCAATATAAACGTGTTCAATTCTTCCAGCATATTGCGCGTGTATTTCTGTAACACCTTTTCTCACTGCCTCCGCTTTATCAAAGAAGTCTTTGTATTTTCTGGTATCCCACGCTCCGTATTCAACAACGTCGCCTTGATACTTTGTAATGGTCCAGCCTGTAATGCTGGTTGAGATGTCTAAGCCAAGAATCATATTTTATTATAACTGGTCTACGTTGCTTTGTCAAGTCTCTAAAACTTATCGATGATGCGCTCGGCGCCCATGTAGTCTCCGGCGGCGAGGAGAGAGTCCATCCACTGGTTAAATTCGATGCTATTGTCCCTAGCGTTGTCCACAACCCCTTGCCAAGCATCTTGTGTGTCAGCCATATTATTTAATAATTTAACAACGAGCTTGGTTCGATCCATGTCGCCATATTCACTTTTTTCTAGCGCTTGTACTGCATCTCTGGCAACATCTGTAGTGCGCCCTATCGATTCGGGCGGGGGCATTAAATCTGTCATAGTCTCCTTCCACCAGCCAGCTTCAGGACCTTTTTGGCTGGTCATGCGATTGTACACATTTTGGTAGTCGTCAAATGCCCTGCCTCTCATCTCGGATGATTTTCTAATATCTTTGAATATTTCCACCATCTCAGCACTGTAAACCTTTCCTTCCATCTCTACTGGTCCAGAGATTTCGGCGTCGGCGCCAGAGACATCTGCTTCTTTGAACTGATCGATAATTTCAGAAAACTCCGATGCTCCAGACTCAATAGTGCTTCGTTGCGCTGATGTGGCATTCTCCCAGTCATCTGCGCTGATGATGCCATCTTCTCCGGCTATCTCTTTGGCTGTTTCAAGATATGACTCTATATAGTCTGCGCTTTGACCCACCTCTGATAGATCGAGCCCTTCGAGCCACGATGGTATAATTGACAAATCCACTTCCACTTCGGAAGCTTGAGCAGCAGTTGAAACCAACAAGAGCCCCACAGAAACAAGAGTTATAATAACTGGCTTTAGCGCCGGGTATCGTTTTGCAAGAGACTTGACTCTCTTAATCACCCTATCAAGCATGTTCATAGCCCTAACATAAACCGCAGTGGTCAAGCTATTTGCCTTAGAAGTTAAACCCTTAACATAGTTAAGCGCCTTGTCTATTGTCCCTTTGGCAAAATCTTCGATCTTTCCTTCATCAAGCCTTTCGACTCTTGAAAGCTCTTTAAGAATCTGCTTCTCAAACTTGTCGATAGATTCGATAACCAATTCTTCATTGCGGATGTTTGAATACTGCCTCCAGCCTTCCATTATGAGCTTCATGTCGTTCATTTTAAATTTCTCCCTACCAAGAAGGTTTCTCAGGAATGTCTCCAGCAACCGCAATATCTGTGTTCGGGACTATCGTATCGTAAGAAATTTTAGCTGCTTGCCCCATCTTTTCAAAATATTCTTTAATTGCGTGAAACTTCTCTGGCGTCATTCTACCGAGGGAAAGCTCTCTCTCGTAATAGTCCATAATACCGTAGCTTGAATCTAAAGCCGCCTGAAGTGTTCCGCTTAGATTTTCGTATCCCGTTACATCAGGGGATGCCTGCAACTTGTCAAGCTGCTCGATTGTTTCGGCAATATTCCTTTGGCTTTCAGGCGAAAGCCCCTCGTATGAACCAGAAACAAAGCCGTCCATAATGACGCCTCGAATATAGCTATACTCTTCATCTGACAAAGGTGCATCGCCGTATTGGATAGCAGCATATGCCCTTGGAGAATAAAAAAGAGTCCCAAGTGCGAAAATACTCAAGATCATGGCAGATGTCCTAGCGATCTTACAGGTTGTTGGCAACTTCGTACAATGCCCCTCAATTGCGTTTACAAGCTTTTTTATCACCGACAAAACCATTTTAACAGACTCCGACCCTCTTTGCAACAAATTAAATGCTTGAACCGACAGCTTCAGAATAAAATCGTTCACCTTCTTTCCAATATCAGAAAAGAATTCTTTGACAAAGGCTGCGGAGTTTACTTCCAACAGAAGCTTATCGCATTCATAGAGAGAAGAAGCTTCCCACATCTGAATAGCTTCTTTCAGAGCACGACGCTCCAAGATAAGTTCAAAATCTCTGGGCTGAGGTTTACCGCCTTCAAAAAGAAAAATAGTATTGCTTTCTTCTTGGGCATAGGCTCTCCACCCTTCCATCAGTAGCTGGTAGTCTTTGAATGAACTATATTGTGACATCTAAAAATCCACCTTTAACTTGAAAGTATAATCTCGTTCTTCCGTCTTTTTGACTGGCGTTGCAAGATTGGCGATTCCGATCATATTTCGGTTCTCGTCATAAATAGCTACCTTTGTGATGTAAGTCTCTTTTTGAAAGCTTGCAGTTGGAAAAGAGAAAGAAGAACTCACCATATTCCTTATTCTTAGTTCCTTTTCAAAGAACGTGTAATTTCCGGTAATGGGGGTGGTAATAGAAGCACTCTGTTCCCATTCAACATACGTCGGATTAGGGGAATAATTTAGTTCTCCCTTTTTGGCATGAGCAAGCATGGTAAGAGTGGGCACCTCTTGAACCCCCTCGAAGCTTAGAGCGAAACTAGAAGATGGCAGTAGAGAAGTGGGAATACCATCGTTAGCACCAGCGCCAAAGTATAGCCATGATCCAGCAACCTCATTTCCAGATCCAGCATTCAAATAATCCCTATCTTGGGATGTCATTCCCCAGCTACCCGTAAGAAGGATAAAGCCCTCATTATAAAGGACGACGCCTGCAACCGAGCCAGACCCGTTGGCTTGCGATTCCACATTGCCACTTACCTGAATTAGCTCACCATTTTGGTTCTTATCCTGCAATTCTCCAATGAGCGTTCCAGACATATAGAATTGTAACTTTACGGAGCCCTTTTTAATCTCACTCCCATAAAAGATCGAAGGAATCGAAATAAGATTAAGTGCCTGTGTTGCCTTGTCCCACTGAGCCGATCCCATAGTGGAGCTATAAGCGTAAGCTTGGCTCAGAGGTTTGTAAAAATTTAAGGTGTTCTGGAGAGCTACGATACGGGGTCTTGTTGCATTCTCGATAAATAGGTGCCTCTCAATGCTCGCAGACAGGGGATAGCTACCGCTTATAACGTCTCCATAAGAGAAATCGGAATTAAACTGAGTTGTCGAGATGGTCTTGAACGCTGTGATGTTCCCTTGCTTGGTGACGAAGGGGTAAACAATCCCCTTATTCTCAACCTCGTCTACACCGATGGTTGTACCAAGTTCCTCTTCTAGTCGATCAACATTAAGCTCATAGAGGCTTACGTTGCCGGGTTCAACATTCGGGACCCATTTATAGAAGCTACCCGACTGCTCAGATCGATTGTTGAGAAATATCTGACCGTCGTAGATTACAAATTCTGTCTTTGGGTTCGTCTTTAAGACATTGAAAAACTTGTCAGATTCCTCAAACTTGTACAGAGGCATTTGTGACCTCCCTAGTAATCAAGTCGGACGCGTAATGTCAACTCATTGGAAGGAGTCTTCTTAAGGGGTTCAGAGAGTTTCGCCGTAGCCAGCAACTCGTTATCTGCGGAGTACAAACCTACAGAAGTGATATAGGATACGGGCATATCTGTGCTCTTGTTTTTTACCACCAGCTTACTTGCATTAAGATAAGTGGGATTAGAAGAATAATTAAACTCATTGTGACTTGCCCGACAGAAATAGATGGTAGAATTTAATTCAGTCGTGTTGTTGAACGAAACAGTCCCCAAACAATTTCTAACGCCATCTGCGGCTCCCGAAATAGAAGCTCCTGTCAAATATGAGTCAACAGAAGCACTGTGTGACGCAAAGTCATAGGAAGCCGAGCCGGGAGGTCCAAATCCGCCGTCGCCACTAGTCATCACGCCTCCGGGTACTGTGCCGCCATTAATGCCGCCTGCGCCTCCGGTAGCGAACATCGAGGCAGTTAAGACCGCAACGCCAGCTTGGTAATAGATAAGCCCAACTTGGGAGCCGGTTGTCGTATAAAGAAACCCATACTCACCTGCTGGCGAGTTAACCCTATAATCATTAGTAGAGCCCGTGTCATTGATGCTGAGCGGGACTAAGGTTGCCTCCCTATCGGGGGGTCCAAAACCTCCCGTCAAAACGGTCATAGAAAATGAGCCTTTTTTGACCTCATCTTTGCTCAACAAGCGAGCGAAGTTAACAAAGAAAGTCTCCGTCATCTTATCTGTTTCGGTGGAGAAATCCCCATCTTTGTCGAAATCTTTAATCGTGCCATCAGCCTTGTACCCTACAAGCGTCTGAGCCATCTGATTGTAGATGTTGATTTTTTTGGAGTTCTGGAAAGTTGTGCTTGCGGACAACGACGAGTTGTTCGATAGCCCGACAGTGATATCAAAAATATGATTTGCCGAGGAACTCAAATAGGGGTAGTCATATACGCTCTGAAACATCCCGTGGGCATAATTCTTAATGTTTGCCTCGGCAGTATAAGTTCCAGAAACAATTGTCCCCGTAATCGGCACAGCTTCATGGAGAAGTGTGCGCGTTGTCGCAACATCGTTGTTCAAAAAACTCTTAAATATGGTAGCCATTTTTTATCCTTTCCTCAGATTATTAACTCTTGTACTTCACATATCGAACTGGAATATCAATCCTGTAGCCGGTTGTTGCCCCGGTAACGCGCACAGTAGTGTCGATATAGTAATAGGTGTTATCGACACTAAACTCGCTTCCTAATTCTGTGAACAAGAATGTGCTTGAATTCAGATCAATAGAAGACTGTATCTGGAATTGAAGGGTTGTCCCCCTTGGACCAGATATGGACTGATCAGGGGCGCTTGCTCCCGCCGTGTTATTAGAGACGAAGGTAGAGTCGGTTCCCAAAGATAAATAGTAGCTTGCGATGTTATCGTCGTCAACAAAAGAAACTGCTGCTCCGGTAGAACCTCCTACGCTAACCAAACTTCCAAGCCTGTTGTCCATCTCTACAATGTATTGCGTCTCTACCAAATCTGCATCGAGCACATTATCAGCAGATATATCCGAAGTGTCCAGACCTTGATCGACTCTGATGTAGTTTGATCCATCTGCCGGATTTGCCCCGAACATAAAGCCGGTCAGTGCCGGAGATTCAGCGGTTGTAACGAGATCACCTGACATGCCCGATACCGACTGTTCAGTTCGTGTATCCACAGCCACGCCATAATAGTTGCCCGTATATTGTACTGCGGCGGCGGGATTCGTGTTTATCTCGATAACTGGAAGGTAAAGCAAGTTAGTTCGAGAGATAGAAAGAAGCTTGGACTTCATGGAAGATGCGTTGTTAGTAAACGCTTCCAGAATCGGTGTCTGAAGAATCTCTAAGTCATAATAAGCTGAACCACTGGTGTGGTTTTTATCGTATTCCCCGTAGTTGATTTCGTCATCGCCAAAAGCAAACTTTGCAATTTTAAAGCTGCCGTCGCCGCGAGCCAACCTCATCCTACCGGTGTCTGTTAGGACAGCATCTAAGATGATGTCACCTGAATTGTCTAAGAAAGCCATTGTTTTTCCCTACTCCTATAAATAGTCTTCATTATAATTAGTTTCCAATTTTTAAATCTCACTTAGTTTATGCTCATTGATTAAGGGCTGGAGCCAAACCAACTGATGAACAAGTCCCACCAATTGTTGGAGGGTTCTGTATCCATGTTTCTAAGCTCCATTTCTTCGGGAGTTAGAACGTGTTCTGTGTCATAAGTAATGTTCAAGTCTATTTTTCTTCCTGTGGATTTGGAAATAAAACGCACTTTATATTTCTTGCCCCACATACTTTGATCTTCGACCCCCAGCCTATAATTGTTCCCCTCTAGTACGGAAGTTGCATCAGCAAGCCCCGATGCCTTTTGGTTAAAGAGACCCTGAGTCATTCGAGGAACAATTTGCACATATCGCTTTGCCTGTTTGACGGGCTCGTGCGGCTTTGGCTTGACCCCCAAAGGAATGATGTTCGTAATCATATAGACTGCGCCGCTGTTCTCGACCAATTCAATCTCATATACCGCCGTGGGGTTCGAGCGATGCCCGTGGTTGTCTAGCGCCCTAAACGTATAATAATACTTCGTATTGGGCGCAACAACATCAACATATGACATAGAGGATACTGCCTTCTTTGGGGCATCGGGATCGAGGACCGTAGAGACGATAGCCCGCTGGTTGCCAGCAAAATCCGTATACATTTCCGGCTTCTCTGAGAGTCTAAATATTTCAAACGCTGCCGCAACATCGTCGGACTTAAAGCGAATTGGATCACTGGAAGTTAAAAAGTTAGTTTGCCTAATCTGATTAATCTCTTGTTGTTCCTTTTGATCAAAGGCAATCGGATACATTTCCTGATCTCCCACAGTAGAGTTTAGCCAAATCAAAGCTTTTCCGCTCTCGCCACGATAAGGAATAATGTTGACATCAGGTGGCAGCGGAGGGGAATCAATCATCTTGCCGGTATGAGAGAAAAAGGGAACCTCTACCACGTCAACAATGGGCTTTGTTATAACCTTGGTCCATGCATTAAAATCGGTGTACACCTCCGTCTCTATCGAAGGGTAGGTGACAGACATTGACTCACCGGCTTCGTAGCTCCACACAGCCCCCATTAGTGCTTCGATAAGATTAGCGGAACTGAAGCCATACAGGGGGGCTAAGTATACACATAACTGGTTTACATAAGAGGCTATAGAGAGGGCATCAACAGCTTCAGCCAGAACATACAGAGCGAGTATGTCCCGCGCTAAGATGCCTATATCAGTATAATCGTTTCCAAGTTGGTTTTGGAGTGCGCTGTACACTATCGTGGAATCTATCTGAACGCACATACTGTCAAGGACGGTGGTCCCATCTTCGTCAACACAATCCATGCCGTTTAGCGAAATATCAAGCTCGGGACAATCAATTTGTAACTCTGGAGGGTCGTACTCTATAGGACCATAGGAATACTCGGTCCCAATTATTAGCTGGTATGCATAAACCACATAGGTATACACCGAACTATATCTTACCTGCGTATCTACGAGGTTAACAATGTCAATGTTGTTGGAATTGGGGAACCAATAATTTTGAATTGGCATCTTTCCGGGGGTCGCTGCTCCCTTGTATTTCGCCACCCTATACAACACGGTTTCTGTATGGCTTTTTTTGCCTTCGAACACTTCTTCAATGGAACGATGATTCTTTTGCACAATGCCAGACAACTTTCCAGAAAACACCAACAAGCTCAATGCTTGGGCAAGATTGTTATTTTCAACGCCCGAACTAATATAGACTGAATAAGTGTTGGGTCCGATAAAAGTTTGATTTTTATAAACCTTGGGTATTAGCCCTCGAAGATAATTGGTCCACCACGTCAAAAGATTTATTCTTTTGTAGGAGCCCAAAGAGTAGGCTATAGACCCTCCCTCCAAAGAAGAGTATGAAAGGTTTTGCTTAGCGGCGTAATAATCGTCCGTTCCCCCGCCCATTTGACGCAAGAGAGAGGCGTTAGGACCCCCGCATCCTGCCGCAACATTTCTCTGAAAGGCGGTCGTGAGACTTGAATCTTCTAGCATTTGGGCTATCTCTGTTACGCTATCTGTCGAAAACTCAACTTCCACAAACATGGGAAACGAATTCTTCTTGGGTGGAGCACTCGTCAATTTTAAATTCTCAAAAGGAAAAATAAAATTTCTAAATCTTACTGCAAAGTTGTCTTTAAATTTAGAAGTTAGCTCGGCATATACCTTAGACAAATAATAGAAATAAGTATCCATAGTGCCATGCGATGTGCTGTGGGATATGGCTCCTACGCTCCATCCGCTGGTTTCGCCGATCTTATCCACGGAAGCCTCTCGAATCACAGCAAGGTGTTGCGAAATACGATTCTGAAGAGTTTTCAGCATAAAGAGGTTGCGTGATATATCATCGCCAATAAAAGAATATACGGTGGGCAGAAGCTCCTCTCTGATGCCTGCGGCGGCTGCTTCATACTGAGGGTGGTAGAAATTATAGCTGAAGTCCACGTCCACATAGCCTAGCGCCGAGGTGTCTCCGATTTGTTTCCTCTCCGCTTGGGTGAACGGCGTATCTATCCTAAACGAACAATCTTTATAAACCTCGGCGCGACCGTCGCTTGTCTGCACAAGGGTGTTTATCATTGAGCGAAAATCGTCGTGATCTAGCGACGTAGACGAACCGAATTCTCCGTGAGGCGGCAGTCCCCAGATCTCGTCACCGTGAAAGCAAATATACTGCTCTTTGGAGCAAAAAGGAGGATGCTTTAAATATCTTTCCACCACAGCCCCGTAGCTTATGGTGGTGTGTGCCTGACTTTCAAACAATTGCTGCTGCTCTGGATCTCCGTAATAGACTTCTGACGGCTTTAAGACCCAATACTTACCGAGAGCATGGCGCACATGATCTCTTAAGTGGGTATCGTTAAAACCACCGAGGGATTGGTCGCCAGTGTCAGATGCGCCCATAGGCTTAGCATTTTCTTTAAAAATATATGTGTTCTTTTTACTAGCCTGCATATCTAAGTTCGCTCCCTAACATCATTTATACCCATTTCCTGCGTTACCGTCGTTGCCTTGTTGCATTTGCTGCGAAGGTGCTCCGGTGTTCGCGCCCTGTGTCGCAGCTTGTTGGGAACCATCTTCACCAACACCTTTATACATTGCCTGCACCCACTGAGCAATGGCATCGTTCCGCTCCTTGGCGCTCTGACCGGTGTCGTTTCCTCCCTGAACTTGTACGTTTTGTTGCCACCTTATTTCCTCTTGAATTGCTTTGCTCATCGCCTTATCATAATCTGTCTGCATCGTAAGATCTGGCTCGTCATTCTCAGGCTGACCCATGGCTGCACCAATATCAGGATCAGAGGAATAATGGAATGTGTCATCTTGTTTGGGCGAAGTCTCTTCGAACGTAACGTGGGCAGGAGGAGCGCCCCCGCCAGAGCCACCGGCTCCTCCACCGCCTCCACCACCGGGTGAGCCGCCATCATAGCTTATTGCTTCACGGTCGCCCTCTGGTGTTTCTTCTGCGGGTCCTGCCCCCAACTGGTCATAAGTTATTTCGCACAGCCCCGTTGTTTCATCGTAGAGATCGGATAGGATATTGGGTGGCGTGCCGCCGCCCTTAAACGCATCATAATAACCATGATGTGGATTGCGAGCCGGTTGCTGATGGAGTACAGTTCGCATGTTGGCTGAAGATGCTGCTCTCGCAAGCTGCTTGGTCATTTCATTCCCCATATTCCTCATCTCAACATACGATGAGTCCACGATGGCGACGGATGATTCAGGAAGATTCCCTTTCTTTGCAACCTTGTTGGTAGATGCCAAGAAGAAATATGAATTATAATAGGGCATCTGTGCAACGGAGGAAGAGCCAATCTTATAAAGTGCATCTGTATATTTGGTAAGCCTACACATGACCATCCCCGACGATCTTTCCACGTCTTGTATCGCCTTAAAAGTTAGAGGCTCCCACACGGGAGCAGAAACCTGCCTACCCTCGGCAGATGTCATCCTGTAAGTGTTCAAGTATTCTACTTCGGCAATGTTTTGATAATTCCAGATAAACATTAAAGAAGTCTTAAAATCATTAGCCACATCATAACTTTCGTCGAACCACTGCGCCCTCACAGTATCACCTTCGTGTGACAAAAACAAAGATTTAATCTGATTAGGAACCCTTGTCATTGCAGCAGTGTCTAGTGCGCCGCCAGCAGAAATGATATAATAATCTAAAATACCACAAGAATCAGTCTCTAGATTAAAGCACCCAATCTCAACTTGCTCAATTGGACTCTCCCATTTAGTGGTTGCACTAAGCGAGCCCCCTCTCTCTGCTGCCAAAGAAAGATTGGAGGAGAAAACAGAAGAAAGTTGTTTTAAATCTATATCCGTAGCGAGCCCTTGTTCGCTGCTATAAACGATGGAAAGGGGGGACGCAAACAGACTATCATCACCCAACACATCTTTAGCGGACACAGCGCCTCGATCTCCAGCCGCATCAGTGTTGGTTTCGTAAAGGTTGGCAACAGTAACTCCTATCTTCCCTAAAAAATTAATCCTCTCATTATTGATTCCCGAGGTTGTCGTCGTTGAAGGAACAAAGTCTCCCCTCCTCTGCATCTGGGCGTTGAGCAGGGGGATACTAAAACGCTCATACTTGTCTAGGTTCGACAAAAGATCTCCAGCAACACTTGCCATTTCCAAAGTGAAGCGACCATTTTTAGCCAAAACTGGGGTCAAGTAAGTGGCTCCATAAGTTTGCAAATCTTTCAACGAAGCGTGCGGAACCGAAGGTGCGCTTGGAGAAGAGAGAACCACCTCCCCTTTGGCTTTAAAATATTTATCATTTTCCTGAGCGATTCGGGACTTATAGTCTCGGAGAGTAAAAGTAGGTGGTCCAGAAAAACTATTCCTATTCTTCATGTTCATGAATTCTAAGCCATAGTCGTCTGGTAATTCGGAGTTAAACAACTGGGTGAAAGTCTGCGTATCTTGTAGTATGAACTTTTTAGAAGCCTGTGACCCGGTGCCACTTTTTGCCGTGAGGTCCACACTTGTAGTTCTTTTATCCCCTATGTAGGAGACTAAAATAGACTCCAACTTATCAGCCAAAACAAGAACCGCGTTGACTCCCTTGGGGGTTCCCGTAACTCCATTGCAAAGTGAAAACAAGGATGTAAAAATCGGACTAGCGTCCTTGGAGTCGCTCAAAACTCCTAGAACATAGACAATTTGAGCAACCATGTTAGACCACGGATCACTCTTGCTTCCAGAATATTCTTTAACCAGCGCAGCCTTAAATTGATTCGTATCGGAATCGTAATAGGTGGGAGAAGTACAGATATCGTAATACAAAGAAAACTTGTGCTTTACATTGGAAAAAAGCTCAAGCATGTTGTTTAAGTAAGGCACGGTGCCGTCTAGAACAGAAACTTCTACACTATACTGATAGAGACCGTCTGTGACTTCTCCTATGGTGGCATCAGTGACAGCGTAGCTCCTTATGCCCTCCATGTTGTTTAGCTGTATCTGACGAATGGAGCCGTTCGACTTGGATGGCGGGGTCGTTCTTGCTCCCGTTCCTGACGCGGCAAACCCTCCCACATTTTCTTTTGTTGCTCGGAGCGTTTTCCCATCATCTTTCGACTCGACGACCAGAACCGGAGGATCCTGAGCGTTCACATAAGGAAGTTTTTTAAATCTGCCTCCTCTGACGGGGGAATTAATTCGATTAAACGATAGCTCGGACGTGGCTCGCTTCCTGTAAACCTTTAAGGATAATATTTTAGAAAGCTCAAGCATTTTTGCTTTAGCAGTTTCGTTGGACGAAAAAGCAAACAACTTTCCAAACTCACTCTCCTGTTTGACAAATTCTTCGAAATTAAAAGAAAAAACAAAGTTGCTTAACGAGCCCTCCTTCGAGTGGGCGCTCCTAGCAATAAACCCCTCTGAAAAATATGCTGGGTTATCCTCTATGGGCAACTTTGTTGCACTCACAAGAACGCCTCTAGTATCATATTGGTGAACCACACTATTGCTCGGCTTTTTGTTGAGATTGTTCTTAATGTTGTCGATGAGCGCCTCTACTGGAGCTAAATTTATTTCCTCTTTCAAAGGAGCATCAATATCTCTAAAATCCTGAACGGTGGAATTTATAACTACCTCTCTCGTTAAGATTGGGTGGGGCTCGCTAGTATGTGTCGCGCCCGCCATCCACACTCCATTGTGTTCATGAACGGCTCCGGTCCATATCTCGCCTTCTGGAGTATAAAAAACGTAAGACTCGGAAACAACTGTGCCGTTTCTAATCACAATCTCAGAAGTTATATCTTTTGACATGATCCCTGTATTGAGCTTATATCCGTACATGCTTAAGTTGTAATCTCTCGACAGCGCGGCTATATCAAAATAGCAAAACACAAAATAAGATAAATGGTCGGGCTGTGATGTAGGTAGCTGCAACTTCACTTCATACGGGATATTCGCCATCAATCCGCCATTGGCTTGAGACGCTGCGTAGAAGTCTTGCGTGCCCTCTTCATAATAGTTTTCCAAACCAAGAATCTTGGTGGTGTACCCAGTTTTATAGGCGGGGTTTTCAAGCTCCTCAAATTGTCCATTAATGAGCTTAGTCGTCAATTGAGAGTTGGTGCTCTGAATTACCTTAATCTGCATATACTGTAGAAGCTGAGCGTCATAAAACCATGAACTTAAGATTGTATTTTGTATGTCGTCTCTGACAAGCAGGTCTAGGGTGATAACACAGCCATCTGGCGAGGCTTGTGCTTCTGACCGGATGATTGGCACCGGATTCCCGCTAGAGTCAAAGGTGTACTCTTCAATGTGGGGATTGTCTCCAAGATTAGGGGGAACCGAATTGTTTTCTAAAGTTATCTTGTCGATATAAACAATTGGCATGAGCCTTTGTTCGTAACTATCATTCCCACGGACTCCTTCGGTGCTGATTGGCGGCGTAGTGGTCATGGCTAACCTTCTCCTGTTTCTGTCGCGCATTTAGCGCCCTCTGTGTTTTCAGAGGAATAGAGCCCAACAGTAGCAGAAGGAGATAAATCGGGACACTCAAAGGGTGTTTCTATGTAGACGCCCTTTGCTTTTAGTTCGCTTAATGATTTGCAGATTATAACGTCACTTATTTCTTCATCAACTAGGACATCAAAAAAATATTCTGCATAACTCGGGTCTAACGTAACATTAGTATAGCCCGTATCTTCGACCAACAAGTTGTTTACAATTTCTGGTTTTTTCTCCCTAAACTGAAGGGGTATAAGTTCGTCTCTGGTGTTTCCGTTGGGAAAGGTTTGAGTCTTAATCTCATAAACCTCAATTTCAAAATTGTCCCTTTCGTATAAAGCATTGATTTCTTGCAGGTCGAGCAGAATATAGTCGCCCTCGACTTCCACAAAAGTGCCATCTGCAAAGATTCCCATGCCCAATTCAGGATCGACTTCGTTAGGCTGATAAATCCCTTGGGGAACCATCTGCCCCGTTTGAGGATCCAACGCCAAGGGAGGGTTTTGGGTTGTTCGAACTCGTGTCTTATAAGTTATCGTAGCATCAATTTGAGGAATTTTTTGCTCTGAGCGGCTTCCAGTATACATTGTTTCCCAATTAAGCATCTCATTGTGATAAAACCTCATCTTCCATGCGGGCGCTTTTGTGGAAGATAAATCCGAATGACCTAGTGGATCGTAAAGGGCTGTAAAGTGCTTGTCTACTGTCGATGGGAATCTAATTTTTTCATCTTCTCGCAGGTGAAACACATCAACCATAGCTTCGTTATACGCCAAAACTTGCTCTCCACGACCCTCAAATGAATGCTGGGTTCTCAACGAAGGCGTATCCTCTTGGATACGCCCCTCAAAGCTGTTTTGCGAGCCCGAGAAACCTGCGTATCGAGTGTCATACAAAACATTATTGTCGAAGAAGGAATAGTAAACTGGCTTAAACTTTCCCAAAGAAAGCAAATACTCTCCATATTTGGTAAGCTCAATATCTATTACATCTTGTTTTTTATCGAAGAAGGTTGCCATTGTATTAATTAGCTCTCAATTTAAAAATATCTATTGTGGTCAATCCCCAAACCCAATATCAGTGGTGTCCTCATCCTCAAGCTCTTCATCCGTTGGCTCTGGCAAATAGCTGATGTTGGGAACTTCTGGCGTACTCCCAAACTCTACTTCTGACTCAATGCTTCCAAACTCCAAGAGAGAGAAATAGTCATACGGCCAGTTATAGGAATATTTCATATTTGACGGAGACAGAGTGGCTTTTTTTCCACCAAGAACAAACGTGGAGATATCTGTGTCGCCCACCAATCCGGTGTTCTTTGCCAACCTGTCCTTATATTCCGTATGCGCCTTCTGCTTGACCTTGAACACCATCCATTGAAGCTCCGCTTGAAGTGCGGCTCCCGTGGCGGCTCCCCTCGCACCCATAAGCTCATTAACCAAAAGAGGGTGGCTTATTTCAGCCTCTACCATTTCTATTTTTTCTGCCGCCTTTGGTGGTAAGTTTTGCCAAATATAAGACAAGTCATCTTTATCAAAAATATGACTAAATTCAAAAATATACATTACTACCGGATCCACATCAAGATCGTTAAAGTTAAATTGTGGTGGTATGACATACCTCTTCATAGCTTCGATCTGTTTCTTGATAGAATCGCCTATATCCAACTCTGGGTTGCCTGAAGTTTCTAGAGCGCCCGCCATTGCTGGAAAATCTGTCATCTGATGATAGGCATCAATAGAGTCAGAAGGTATTGCAAAAAACTGTCTGCTTCCATCACCACCAACGGTAAAGGGGACCGCAACGATAGCCTCTCTCACCTCAAGAGATTCTCGAACTTCGCCCATGCGCTTGCTGGTTTGACTCATTCCTATTTGATTTTTTAAGCTTAAATAGGTTTTACCTTGACTGTTCAATTCTGAACTGTACCACAGTTGTCCTTCACTCGTCGAGGAATTCACGCGGGCTGCTCTATTCTTAGCCCATTGGGGGTCGATATCTGTCACTTCCAAAAAGATCCCCTCTTCATCCGATGAAGGAGGTAGTCCAAATTGGTGCCACATTCCCCGAGGAACGGTAGCTGCTCCATTAGCCGGAATAGTCAAGTTTCCGTCAGCTTCCGTTATGGGTCGCAAAGCACCCGATGTCGGAGTGAAGTTAAACATTGGGGTTTCAAACTTGGGCTCGATGACCCACACATTCTCGGTCCCGACAGGGCTGTCAGATACCAACACTGGGGTCCCATCTGGCGAATACTCTACAGAGTTTACATTTGCAACCCCATCAATGTTAATCGAAGCCGTTAGCTGCATAATATAATTCGTAATCTGCTGATAGTCATATGGAATAGCCGGATCCGAGCGTGTCGCCGCGGCGCCTCCACCCGCTGCTCTGGTCCACCACTGGTAATCGAACCTATAGGGAGAAAAATGAGAGTCTCCAAGGATTTCAGCGATGTCATGAGATACATCGGTTGCTTTAAAATAAATATCAAACCACGCCTCTCCACAGTAGTAGGGAGGAGTATAAGCAGGATTGTACCCATCAATAGGTCCGCCCTTAATCATTCCCATGTCCTGTTCGATCTGGTTGGCGGGTCCGAATATTCTGCCAGCCATCGGGGGACCAAAAGCAGAGGGGCGGCTGTACATCGTGAACGTCTCAAGTAGTCGTTCATCGGGGGCATTCGTCCCCTCCATCAAACCAGCTTCATTTGGGGTAATCTGGGGAATGGGGTAATTTAATTTCTGCGCTGTTTGCTCGTATGTTCTTTGGCGATTATAGCTCTTCCGCAGTTTAATCCTCATGCCATAAACTTTACCGGGCTCAAAGGGCAAGAATTCATCCTCCTTAGCAGACACAAAAGAAGTCATTTGTCCATTGGGCATAAACATGTGGATACATTCAGCAAAGAAATTGTTTGCCATCAATTTGTAGAAGGGATCTCCTGTACCATCCCATGACGCGCTTAAATTCATAGAAGCACTTGGGTGAGGCTCCATATCCACAAAGGTCATGTTGGCTATGTGGTTCTCGGGCTCTACCAAAGCCTCAAACGGAACTCGATTATCAAAACCATAAGCGTAAACACCAGCGTCTTCAGAGCGGCGCTTTGAGCCGTCGAGGGCTGTTGGAGCACCTACCAAGTACATTTCTCCACCGCCGCCTGTGCCCTCGCCACCTCCTCCAGCCGAACCCGTGTTACATATCACCTCGTAAGAACCACTGTATGTTCCATAATCCACAGCCATTCCCGATTTAATGGTGTTATACATCACGCCGGGAGCAAACAGAGGCGCCATCAGAGGGCGAAGTCGTGCTTGTTCGGCGTAGTCCTTGATCGATGTAGCCTTAATGCTATCAACATCCGGGTAAGAAACGTATTGCCCATAAGATTGTGAAAATTGTGATGCCATATCTAAAGATCGTTGTGCCGGATAAAACCCATCATAAGGTAAGAACTTTTTAATCGCCTTACACTTAAGCGTAATCTTAGAGGGACTCTTAAAGCCAGCATGATCATCATGAATGGTCTCGAAATTCTTCATGAAATCTGAGTTGGTGTAAATTTTATAAAAGTTATCCTCGCCACTAGATGAGGGTAACGACCCAGAGGCTCCATATATGTCAAGAAAATTATTATTTTCTCGCAAGAAATTTACTCCAGATTCCACATAAAATTTTATATGATCGCTTATTCTAAACTCGGGAATAACACTGAACGTTTGATTCTGAAGTATTGCATCTTTCATATTACTTTCGTAATCAGGGTCAATTGGTTGCCTGACAGCCGACTCAAAGACCTGAGCAATTTCGGGGGCAACAGTTTTCCCCCATGGACTCTTCATGTTTATAAACTTCTTCTTTATTCTTCCAGCAAGTCTATCGGCTTCCCATAGGGCGTTTCCAGCAAAAAGTTTAACGGCACCCTTTGTCATGGTTAAGTTACTTCCTAGACCGCCAGTCTGGGGATTGTCCAGTGTGACAGGGACCGTCGAAGCTGTAGACGGAAGCATGTGTTTCCGAGAGTATAGAGCCCCCGCTTTAACAAAGGCAACGCCTCTATAACTAGGAGCCCCTACGCCTCCCGAATGAACCATGACATAATCGTTTTGAAGCTCGCCCGAAGCGCTTGAGGTCGCGTTTGAAGCCGAACAAATAGGACCGTCTACAAAAGTCTGTGAAGCGTCCATAACCCATGCACTCTGAGAGAGTCGGGTCTGCTGTCCCCAGTTAGTGGTGCCCGCTAGTTTACGGGGGAACCCCATGCTGCTACTCTTTTCATTCCCAAGAAGGGTTCGGTCGGCTCGGCTATTAGCCCAAAATTTAATTTTAAAATTTTGCCTTTCTCGAACCTTTTCTAGCCCCGCATTATAGCCAGCCGGATATACCTGTTGCTTATAGGTCAGTGAAACAAAACTTTTCACAGGAGTCGTTGGGCTCGCCAATGCCCCATTCAAATAGGTGTTTTTAATGGTGTCATACGAAGTATAGATTGTATTCGAACTTAGTGTGGTAAGTTCCTCCAGACCAAGATTGGAGAACCTCATCAAATCATTCCCGTAAGAAGAGTTAATCTCAAGATTCTTGACCCCCATCGCTGGAGTTCCATCAGGGTTGATTCCCGTCTGGGTTTCAATTCCAAGTACGAACTTTAAAGGTTTTGAGCTTTGGTTCACTGGAGGTTCATCAAATATCTGAAGCTCTCCGAAGCGAGGAACAATTGTTATGGTTCCCCCGCCTTTAGTGGCAACCTCAAACGAAGCACCATCATCGGGATTAATCGTAATCTGATTATTGTTGCGATAATACCTTGTGAGTTGGTGTTCTGCACCCCTTATTTGTTTCCAAGAGGGATGACCGTAATATCCTTGGCGGTGAATGATGAGATCCATGAAAGCACTTGCAAAGGTTGTATTACCGGCGGTGGTGGCGGCGCCGACATTTTCGATGAACGTATCGTTGGTTGATATAAGAAGTCCAGCGGGTGGCACAGTAGTGTCTATATCTCCAATGTTAATATAAGTCGTAAGAGGGGTGGTGGTCCCGATGGAAGACGTTTTAATCTGGTGCCCCAAAATAGCTTGGGAGGCAGTCATGGGCTCAACGATGTTTGTGTTTAGGTGAGTCGTCTGGAAAACGGGACTGAGAGCGCCGACGCCCACATTTATATGGTCTGCTCCGTATGTCCGTATGGCGGGGTGGATATAACTAACAAAATCCGACGAACTTACAAAGTCAATAGAGGCAACATAGCCAGCAGAAGTAGACAGCAAGCCATCGGGATGACCATGACCAAAAGCCAGAGAGCCTGTATAAGAAGTTGCAATCCAAGCATAGCTTGTCTCCATTCTTGGAATTTCATGTGTAACCCAGCCATTGTCATAAACACTTGCCGTGCTTACGACCATATCTCCCTCGTCTGTTCCGTAATCCAAAGAAGTGGCAGAAAGTCTGGGCGTCTTTAGGGTATTACGATTAGCTTTCTGGTAACTGCCCGTTCCAGAATAATTCTCGGCTGTGACAGTTGAGTCGCCGTTGACGCCTGATGGCACCACCATGGTGGCTGGTGAGGCGCCCGTACCGGCTCCAGAGATCATGGTTCCTTCAACGTCCGTAAATGTAATGGTGTCACCGGTAAGCCCACCAGTAGTTGAAGTTATAGTTATATCTGCGGTTGTAGACCCATTGGCGGCGGAAATCCCCGCAACGCCGTTAGTTATATCACCAGAGCCAGCACCATACTTAACTACAGATGTATCGACACCGTTGATAGCAGCCACAATTCTGTTTCGTGTAGTTTCAGCACCCCCAAGACTTACTTGAATTTCATTTGGGGTTCCATCGGAAGGAGTAGCAGTAACAACTCTGATTGTAATATCTACCCCCGTGCCACCGAGTGCTGTTGGAATGTTTACAGTAAATCGATCATTATTAGCTTGATCACCGGGGTTTGTTATGATGTCAGTGCCTGTACTTGCAACAGAGACGCGACCACCGTTTTTTATCTCTTGCTCGTTGCTGTAAAATCCAAACTGGTTCGAATGGTTAACGAGCAGTGTCCTATTGAGAGGGGTTCTTACTGATGTGTTTCTCCAAGGCATTGCATTATAGGGAGAATAGACAGCCGACTCGAAATCAAGACCGAAGCCTCCATTTGCATCGCCTGCTGTCTCCGGTCCGCCGGGAGCAGAGAACCTTTCCACGAATACATGCTCGTTCTTGTCACGTTGTGGCTTCTCTGTGCTTACAAGCGTCTCAACATAAGAGCCAGCACTAGTATCTGGAGCAATGGCTGTCTTACTAAACCCATCCTGTTTTGTAAGTGCTACGTTATTAATGCTTCGACCTGATGTTTGGACAATATCGTAGAAGTTCTCGAAGTTTCCGATGTTGGACCTTAGTGTACCAGAGATGAATTCTGTTGGGGTGGGTCCGATATTTGTGCCTGCATCAGATGGAAGAGTTGTCTTGTAAGCTCCTACAGCACTTGCTGTCATCTGGATGTTTCGGATGTTGACGGGTCGTTTGGCGGCTTCCTCGCGAGTATAAATCGCTTGCGGAGACCTGAGATATACCCGTGGCACGGTGTGGTACAGCCGTGAACGAACATTTTCCAAGAAAAGATGATTAGTGGCAGCAGCGATAAGATACCATGCCTCTGCCCTGTTTCCGTCATAGGCTGATCCTGTTGTCTCTGGGTCGTAAACGAGGTCTTGATGTCGCCACTGGTTTCCGCCAACATATTTCTCGGTAAAGGGTCCCTGCATTGGGACATCCATATCATTGCCGATAATGTCGTGATGATAATTTGTGATCCCTCCAGACACAACATCGGCTAGTGTTTTTCTACCGCCGGTCGCGCCGGGTCTGTTGCCGATGTCAGCAGCCATATATCCGGTGTTGACAGACGAACTGTAGAGGCTAAAAGGCGTGACGATATCACTATAACCCTGACTCGTATAAGGGTTAGTGCGGAGTGGTCGGGGTGCGGCAACGCTGGGGGGTGCGGCATAAAAACCGCTTTTAATTTTCTTTTTGTTCAGTTCGGGAGGGATAAGAGCGTCATCGCAATCTTTCCCATCTTCTGGATCTAAACGACCGGCTATAGTGGATTGACCTATTACCTGCAAATCGAAGCCCGCGTGCGCGGTGGCGACCGAAACACTATTAAGGTGGGGCTTCACAAAACCATAACGTTTACGTTGGGAATAGTCTGGTCCACCGTGATAGAGTGGGCTCTCGTCAGGGACAAGGTTATAAATTTCATCAAACCTTCTAAGGGCATATGTTGAGCCTTGGTAGGTTGGGGCTGGCAAAGCCTTTGTGGACTGTGCGAGTGTTGGACCGGGAGAGCCTGTTCTGTAAGTCTCGGTAATCGTAAGGATTGCGTCCCTGTCAGTGTTGACACTTGCCACCGAAGAAGAGAGGACACCCGTGGTTCTTTCTGCTCTATCGTGCCACCACAGACAATTATCGCTCTCAAGCGCTGTTGTCGGAACAGTCATATATGCCGGGGAAGCGCCGGTCGCGCCTTCTGCGACAGCGGTACCTTCGATATCGGTGAACACGATGGAGGTGCCGCCATAAGGACTAGACTGGGTTGAGGTTATAGTTGTCTTTGCAACCGTGGAGCCATTCGCCCCAGAAATTCCAGCAATACCGTTAGTCACGTCGCCAGAGCCAGCACCATATTTAACTACAGATGTATCGACACCGTTGATGGCGGCTACTAGCCTGTTTCGTGTAGTTTCAGCACCCCCAAGACTTATCTGAATTTCGCCTGCTGTACCGTCCGAAGGGGTGGCAGTGACAAACCTAATTGTGATGTCTTCTCCGGTACCGCCCAAGTGTGTCGGAATATTAACCTTAAAACGATCATTGTTAGCCTGATCACCGGGCATTAACAAGATGTCGGTACCTCCTGTTGCCACAGCGCGTATTGGTGCGGGAGGCGCATGACCGTGCTCCCAATCATACCTAAGCTCTGTGATGCCATGAACAGCAGCTTCTGGATCTGAAACCTTCATTTCGAGGGTTGGGAACTTGTTCCAGTATTTGTTTCTTTCAAGGGCGTGACTCTCGACCATTGTTCGAATACCATCTGAGAAATCAGCGGTAGCTGGAACAAGCTGCCGGAGCATCACCCCGAGAGAATTATCAATCCACTTGTAATATTCCACATATTTATCGAGATCTGGAGTGTTTCCGATTTTCTCGAAGAACAGTTCTCTGAGTTTGCCAAGCTCTTTATAATCTTGTCGATAACGATTCTTGGGATCTCCGATGAGATCGTTAAATTCTACAACCGAACCAAAGAAGTTCATCATCTCTTGTGTGATGGTTCCGTACATGCTTTTCTCGAAAGAGAAATAATAATTTATTGGTCTCGTCTCTCTCGTAAACTCGATATCATCTTGTCTACTAAGAATGTTTACCATGTCCGAACTCATAAGACTGTCGGGAGCATTTTGCCGTAACCCGTAGATATAAGCCCTATCAACAGCCCCCGTGCTAGAAGTTCTCATCCCATAAGCAGTGCCGGGATACTGATAAGAAATAGTTCTACAATATTGAGGATTATTTTCATTGTCGTGATAACGTCCGAGGTCATCCATAGACCCCGAAGACGCGTCTTGAACAATGAACTCTCCAGATGAATCAGAGCCAGTTACGTCATTAAAATTCCAATTTAAAGCCAAGGTCGCCATTTGAGGGACCCATGTACCCGTTAAGGCAGACTGCATCAGATATGTGCTGCGGTAGGGGCGAAGAGAACCAAAATTATTGGGGTCTCGACCATGAGCCTGAACTGCTTCATCTGCAAGATAACTCTCCCAGTGTCGCAAAGAAGCCGCGTTAATATCACTGCGAACGTTAACAGATCCAGTCCAATTAGTCCTGCTTGCCCCGACATAGTATCGGCGGTCGGCGGTCAGATAGGCACTAGCGGTCAATGCCGAAGAGGTGAGGAGAAGTTCGTTCTTCAACAAGCCCGCATCATAATTGACACCATAAAGTTCGAGCTTGAGATAAGTGTCATCGATATCAAAATCAGTCGAATTTCCAGCATCCGATCCAGAAGCCCCGTCAGATACAGGATATTTTACATTTTTAGTGCGAACAGCAAAGTTCCAACGCTCATTATCATAAAGATCAGGATAGATAGCCGAGGTAAGATAGAAATCTGGCTTTGCACCTCGGTTGGATTTAAACACCAGATAAGCGTCACTGGAGTTTTCCTCTGGTCTAACAGCGTACAGACTCCATGAATAATCATCTACAACAGCAGCCTGCTCAAAGGCGGGCTCATTCACCTCGCCATCTATGAGAAGGCGGTGAGTTCCAAAAATCGATGATGAAAGGAAGTTGGTATCAAACCAAGAAATACTTCCCGCATCACTTGTTTTCTTCGGAAAAATAACATCCAATTCGGCAGTCGTTGCCAGATATTCGTTAACTGTGCCAGACACATAAGATACGTTGTTCGCACTAGGGTTTGAACTTTGAGATTGCTGAGTCACAACTCCGTTAAAACTATCTGGATGATTGAAGTTAACGTAATTTTTTCGAACCGCAGAGGGCTCGTAATTATCCCTTATTTTGTGCGTTGCATTGTTGGCGTAAAGATTGAGCCTTACAATATCATCCCCAACACCATAACAACGAATAAGATTCCTAAAAGACTTTAGCGTCCCCTTGGATTTGTAGATATAAACTAGGTTATTGTAAATATTTTTATAAATTCTGTTCTTAATCTCGTCCAAGTTAAGGTCAAAATTGCGCACCTCATCGCGGCTCATGATTTGAGCCAGAATATCTGCCTCGGCAAAAATCTCTGGAGCTTCCAGCCCCCAATTGTTTACGAGGCGATTCGACATTGGGAGCGCTTTCACAGAACTACTCGCGTATGTCATATCTTTTAAGTGAGGCAATGATTCGAGTTGGAGATGAAGAGTGTCCATGTAGCTCGCCATGATTTGCATCATGTCCTTGAGCGTGCCCGGATCCTCCTCTATGATCCAGCTTGGAATACGATTATAGAGAGTAGCGTTATGAGTATCGTCAAAAATACTACCGGATTCTATGAGGCTGCTTCTTTTGTTGCTCAGGGTAGTGTTGTTTGGGCGAATAATGGGGTCTTCCCACTCCTCTAAAATAGCTGAAGCAGACACCATGGCTGAGCCCGTGTTTCTCGCAGCAGAGCCGGGATATCCAAACCATGTACCGTTGGAGATCCGACCACTATAGTCCAAAACAATAGAGTCAGTAGAACTGGTACCGGTGATGCCCTCGTTAAACTTATAATAAACACCCAAATCTGCATTTGCTGGATCTGTATTTGTTCCGCCGCGAACTTGTCGGAAATAATTTAAACCAATGTCCTCGGCAGTTCGGGTTGTCTTCCAGTAACGGAACTCATCCATCGAAGCTTTGAGACCGCCATAACCCTTCCATGTGGTCACGGGATATGCATAAGCGGCAAAAGCATTACCAGAAGGTGTTGTTTGTAAAGAGCCTAAGTGAGCGACTAGCGAGCCCGTGACTTCGCCAAAGGTTCCAATATCTCCCGAACTAGAGGCTTCAACGTAGGCACCACTGTGAAAGAATTTTGCCTCCAAAGAACTGTTGTCAGAGCTAGACTGGAACGTGAAGGCAAAATGGTGCCAATCACCGTCCATCGATGAAGTGGTTATATTTGCACCAAACTGCAAATCCCAAACAGTGGAGCCGGATGCTAAATGGACACCAAAAGGATACAGTCCTCCGGTTCCAGTCCCAACTGGTCCACTTGCCGAAAGATAAATTAAAAGACGACCATACTGGGAGTGGTCATATACGCTCGATCCAACCGCAGTTCCAGTGACCTCGCCATTCCACAGATCAAAAATAGCCGTTTTATTGATGGTGTCGGTACTGGTTGTCTGCCATCCATCTTTCTTCAACCAAAATTCAACTGATACGCCATCAGACAAGCTATATCGAAGATTGGAAAGTCTTGTTCCTGTCCTTGTTCCCTGATACTCCCTGTCGGTCGTATAAATATCTGTGTTATAATAGTTCGCTCCCGTAAACTGAGTCCCTAGCGAGCCTGACGGCATCCCGCCAGAAGCTGTGTGGGGTCCTCCCTTAATGATGATGTATTCTTGATCGAGAGGGTGAACCCTTACCCACCCATCCTGAACTCCGGCAGCAGTATATCCCTCACTGTGAATTGTCGCGTAACCAGTAGTTCTTGGATATTCTTTGTCAAAAACATAAAGGTCAAGATAAGAAGAGCTATTATAGAATTCAACTTGCTCTGCCTCTGACCCGTCGTAGGGAAAATTGTCTGTTATTCGGTCAAAGGCGTCTTCATAATATTTTTCAGCAGAACCAAAACGAACAAATTCAGCAGGATTGTTATAGTCGATCTGGGGTATAAACCGACCCTTTTCTTCAATTTTAGCCCTTAAGTTTCTCGGAGACTCCACCTTTTCGGTGGCTTTTTGGACATCGGTACTTGTTAGAATTTTAAAGGGTGTTCCCTTGTCAAATAAATCTTTAGTTCCCATTCCTAATCATCCTACGTCTGTGGCTCTTCGACTCTAAATTTGAATACGTCTGACTGCTCAACCCATGTTCCTATCGCTCCATTATAGAAAGCGAACTTTAAACCATACGCATATTCAGTGTCTAACATCCCCATATCCAAATCAAAATAATTGCCGCTTACGTCGAACGAAAGTTGCGTGCTAAGATCACTGCCCGTTCCGTATGGAATCACAGTTAAATCATCGGCGATCCGATAAATTGTATAAGACGCGCTTTCAATTATCGTATTCTGAATATCTGTGGTCGCCTTAGTGTAAATAGTTGGATTCCATCCTTTTTCGCGAGCATAAAGTCTAAAACGGGCTGTCTCTTTCTGAGAATAAATCGGCTTCAAATTGGTAACTGCCAAGGCATATTCGGTGGCAGGGTTTATGTTGGAAGATTCTAGAGATGTCGGTGTGATAGAGCCTGTGTGAAATCTCGTCTTCAAATGATCCCCGTCCACTATGCTGCCTGTTGACCAAACATCATACAATGTTGCCAATGGAGTCGCAGCCGCAGTGATTGCTAAAGAGCAGGTATAGATTCCTGTCTCAAGCCATCCGCCAGTAGCATAGGTCTCAGCAGCGATTGAGACGCCGCCGCCTATACTTAGCTGCAAAGCCGCTCCCGAAGGTGCTGTATCGTCGGCTGATCCAGAATAGAGACTGACCATAATGGAGCCAGTTGTTCCAATCTCGGGGATATCTTTCAGTTGACCTCGTACATAATTGTAAAGGTAAAGAGTATTAAGATTATCAACGCCGGGAGCCAAAGAACTACTATACATAAAATTTCCACGATCATCTTTGTCTGAGGAATTCCATCGTGCCTCAATATACGGTCTCCTGAAAAAGAATTCAGAACTTCTGCCAAAGAATTTCTTGGTGTAATAAGACTTTACGGAGCCCGACTCGTTGGGGATGGCATAGGTGGCGTAATTCTCATTGTAGGCTTCTTGAGTTCCTGTAAGCTTCACCATCAATCCGTAATTGTCCAGCGCACCGTAAATGTTTCCGACATCGTTTGCCCACATTTCTACCAGTGGGGTAATGTCTTGCTCAAGATCTTCGGTGCCATTGGCAAAATGAACTTTGTAAAACTTATTGGGGTTTCCTGCTCCTCCAGTAAAGTTTCCGATAGTGACGCCAGCCGCGCCGTCCGTATTTGTCCTTGTGCCGAGAATGCCTGAGACTTTTTGCGTAAGAGTTGTAGTGGCGTCACTGTTGTGTGTCGCACTTATGGTGTTTACACAAGTTGAGGTTGCATCATTGATAGCCAGTGCAAATTGAAGGGCGGCGGTTGTCTCATTACTAGCGGCTTTAGCCGTTTGAACGCCAACCTTGTTATCGGCGACGAGATCGTCTCCTGTTTCGATTGTGAAAGTATGAGAAGTCCCGGCTGTGTCAACGATGACAAAGGTTTCACCATCAACCAAGGCACCAGCGTCAGTAACAGTGATAGTGGCAGTGGCTGCTGCTGCATCGATTAGGTCGGAAACGAAATCTCCGCCCATATGTTGCCAAGAGCCTGTAAGACCTCCGTAAGTCCATGTAGCCCCCTCTTTTCCATAAGTCAGATCAGTATACTGTTCCATGTCTAAGCCGGTACCCTCTTGCCAACTTCGCGTAACGGCGTTCAGCATGAGGTACATGTCTCGGGGATTAGTCTGGGTGTGGGGGGCATTAGACATCTTCAAATAGAAGCTGACGCTGCCGCTGCGAGGAATAACGCTGGAACTACGATCTGTCTGTATATCGTCAACGGGGAACTTAATCAGCGCCCGACTCAATTCCGAAGACAAGCCCGCTGAAGAGCCACTTGCCTGCCCATAAATGGAAAAGATTTCTAGCACATCGGCGGCGCCCATGTTGGCTCCGGTCCCTCGTGTAGTCAAGTCTGCCTTGAAAGCATTGGTTATTGTCGTTTCTGCGTTGGCAGTATATCTCTTAATAGCCATTATTTAATTGCTCCCGCGATATCGGTACCGGGGAACTTAAGTTCCATGCAGACATTATCGGGAACCAATAGCTGTCTTCCATCGGCAGACATGTTGCTTTTGAAAGAATATGTCGTGGTTGAATAAGCTCCTCCCTCTTTCTGCACAAACTCCACATCATATGTGTCAACCACTCCGTCGATCTTATTCAAGACCGAATAAACATCGGTAATATATAAAGATTCGCCGAAATACGAAGGCTCAGCATAATATTGCGACAGTGCCCTGCTACAAGTGTCTAAAAGCTCATATTTGTTTACATTGGGCTCGGCAATAATAGAATATTTTATTCCAAAATTTACAAATCTACCATCGATAATATCAACCGTATCGTGTACCATCTTCATGTTGTTGATCCACGTTTTAAGATTTTCCTTGAGAGGCATGGTTGCTTCAGCTAACGTGCCATTTCGATTCTCGGCAAGAACATACAAATTTAAATTTCTTTTAAAAGAGTCATCGTCACGAACAATTTTGCACCTTTTTATCGCCCCAAACTGTGGGGGCATCGCGTACACCATCGCTTCATAATCACGCTCTGTTACTGCGCGGTTTTGCGTTGCAAAGTGATCAATAGCCCGACGCTTCAACTCGGCTGTTGAAGGGTCTGCAACGCTCCCAACAATGGGCTCATCGTTGTTGCACTCAATAGAGTTAATCACGTCTCTAGCAACCTTTCTAGTAACCGCTGTTCTATCGTTCCATTCCACAATAGGATTCTGGATCCTCTTCAGGGTTCGTGCTGCTGCGTTAGAATTTGCTCCACCGTTCGTCCTATATGTGATAGTCAGCGTAGTGTTCGCGGGTGCAACACCAAACTTATCGGTATCCAAAAGCTTTGATGGGTCAAAGTTAACATCCTCGATATAAGGTCTACCCACTTGATTCAAAACAATCTGAGAAGGCTCTGCCACCGAATCACTGGTTATCTCGGAATCTGAGCCATATCCAAACTGGAGAAAAGATCGAGTTCCCGTCTGTTCAACCACGAAGCGTCTCGGGACAATAATCGGCTTCATAACAGAGGTGACCTGATCGTTGGCAGTGGAACCTCTATTTCCCATCTCTTTATAAACCACGTCTTGAGAGAGGTAGTCTACTTGTGTATATTCGTGCCCTTGATCGTCAAAAACCGAAAGGACTTCCGTTACTGCTCGACTCTTGAGTTGAATTTTTCTGAATCTCTGAAAGCCGCCTACTCTGTGATTCTCTACAACGATCCTTCCCGATACAACCTTTCCTCGCGCTTTTACAGCATAATGTGTAGGAACCCCCGTATCAGGGTTAACACGAGCAGCGGTTACGGGATTTGTCGTATCTCCAAAGTTTACGTTTTCCGCCAAAATAAAGGCGCCGCCGCCTGTTGAGCTTACCGATGTGCCTTGTTTTAAAATTGGTAAATAAGCGCTGTTAGGTCCAAGTCCCGTAGAAGTTGCAGGTACAACCACATAGAAATCACACATGCCCGTAGCCGTAGAAGCTCCTCTATATTGGTACCCCATCTGCTTAGCTTGGCGAATAATATTGTTTCTTTCTGTAGCTGTATCGAAAAACGATTCGTTTGCCTGATAATCTAGATAGAAAGATAGGCTATCCCCCACATACGACACCATATCCAACATAAGCGCACCGAACGAGGCTTGGTTAAAATCACGGAAAGTTTCAGGATAATACCTCTTTGCATATTGCACCAGTTCGCTTTTAATGGACTCGAAGTCGCGAGCGGAATAATTGACTGGTGTGATTCTTCTTGCCATGTTGAAAACCTCTAAAACTAATTAGTCTCTCATTGGGAATTTGACGGACGCTCGCACGAGCTATGGAGCCGTCGCTCCTATCGGGACAGTAAGGACACCCCCAATACCAAGAGGATTAACAATATAATTAATCTGTATCGATATAAAGTTGTCAGACATTGCAGGACCGACGCGGAGGTCGCCAGACTTATTAAACTGGATGCTCTGAATCTGGATATAAGGAATATACTTTGATACTTGTTCGTTAATGCGACTTTCTATGGTAGCCAAGGTTCCGGCGTTGTTTTGCCAGAATAGAAAGTTTCTTATGCCTACTCCAAACTTTAAGTCCCACACTCTCTCACCGGGAGAAGTCATTACAAGCATTTTGAGATTTTGTGCCGCCACTTGCCGCATTGTGGTTGAAAGTGCAAACGGTCCATCTGTGGGCGTAGTATGTAACGGTAAAAGTACCCCGTAGCCTATAGCCATTGCTTGTACCTCACTATCCCGTTAAGGGCACAATACTTCGTTTTTGTCGGTCGGTTTTCTGACCTTTCTCCGCAATTTCCACCAACGAATGCCGGGATCTTTGTTGGGCTTATCTTTCTCCTGATCGGCTTCCTCTTTTTGTTCATCTTTTGCTTCCTCGTCTTCATAAGTAGGGTCCTTCGAATGATAAAATCGCAGAAAAGTTCTTCTCGCCGCTCTTTTGGATCGCTTGAAAGATTGCTGATCCCAAGACTTGAATCCTTCGTCGAATCCCATCCATTTGCCACCCTCGATTGCCCATCCGTCTTCTCCCCATCCTACAGATGGTAAAAAGTTGTTGATGACATAAATAGCAAGCCATGATAACATTTTCTCAAAAGGAATGCAAATTCCAAAAATCATCTGATATGCATCGGTTTTTACCAGATCCTCCAACAAACAACGTCTCTCCTCGGTATCAAAATCTTTTAGACCATCTACAATCTCTCCTAAGCTAAGGCTACCGTCTTGGTTATCTGAAGTGTCGATGGTTTTCTCAGCCGATGCAATCGGTATCATGTACATGTACATATTAAGATAATCAGGAACATAAAGGGAATCGGGGTCGTAACGGTTCAAATTAACGGGGACCTTTAGCGTCTTCTCTTGCATAATCGTCGTTTCCATTCCGCTCACGGCAGCGTCGAGGTTATCGCGGATAGCATTAGTTTCATCTCCCCATTCTTCATTGCCCCGATTAGAAGGGGAAACAGCAAAGACAATTCTATATCCCAATTGTGCGCTCGCAAAACACTCGGAAAGTGATAGACTACGCACTTCTTCTGATTGGGCAGCTACCCAATTTTCAAATTCTACCAACGATACAACACCAAAAAGTTCCTCATCTCGGTTCGCAATATCAGGATGTGCGCCAGCTAACTCAGTTAAACGTATGTATCTCTCTAGCCTGAAAGGATGATTGCCTACTCCGGCTTGCATGGCATCGGTTCCGCCAGCCAAACTAGGGTACACGGGAAAAAGCACAGAGGATCCACCCGAACCATAAGCATTAAGCAAGTCTAGCTCATAAATATTGGACTCGGATGCAGTTTTGCCATTCCACACATCCCGACCTTCCACCGAAGCTCCATGGATAAACTCTGGTGATTGGAGGAAAAGCGATGGAATATTGGGAACAGGAATGCCATCTGCGTGGAGCGACTCCTCAAATTGCGCACTCATAGTTCGCATTTCCTGAAGGATGAAGTGGCTCAAAAGGGTTCGAATTCCCGGCTGTCCAGTCTCGGCTTCGTGATCGAGGGCACTTTGAACCACAGCGTTCCTCTGGATTCGGTAGCTCACATGGCTCGACGGCGTAAAGGATGCTATTAGGCTGTTCAAATAGTCTAATGCCTCTTGCTCCTCTCGTGTGGGCTCAATCATCCCAATATCTTTCTGGCGACCAAACATTTGGACGACCTGTTCCATAAAGAGATAATAATAATTCTTACTGGGTAGATTGTATGGACCCATATATTGAATGTCGGACTCAATAAAGTTCACCACATACCGAGACAAGATCTCCCCAAAACAGTCGAACCCAAAGACAGAGAAAATCGAAGTTCCTCTAAGGAGAGCCTCGGTGACATAAATTCTTATAAGCGCCATAATAGAGGTGTCTATTCCTGCCGCGCCGCCACGAGTCATAATCTCGTTAAACGGGGTGGCTGCTCCGCCGAGTGCGCAGGATGAATTGGGATAAGCAAACAATCTCTTGTCGTCTCGGTACTTGTTCATCAAGTCCGTATACACGTCTTTTAAGTCCTCAAACTTACAAATTGGTTCGCGAGGCTCACTTCCATCTACTGGATCACACGCATCCCAAGGGGGAACGAATTTATCCATCATTCCTAGCCACCCATAACGCTCAGGGTTACGAAGATAAAATGGTGGATTTCTCTCGTTTCCTCCAAATCTCTCATAAATTTCTTCGTCGGTTATGTCTGGGTTGGCGGCTGCAAAGATAGGGTCTTTGTCAGGTCCCGCCATGTAAACCTCTTGGACCTGCTGGTCTTCAGAATATCCAAACTGATAAGGGCTTGGAGCAGGGCTGACCTTATTTTCAGAGTTAGAAGCCAAAAACAGGGCGAACTTCCTCATGTAGACATCTTGCAGGTAAGGCAGAGCGTCCTTTAGGGCGTCCTTTAGGTCCGCCATACCAACCGAAGAATCGTAATCGGAATAACTTTTTATGACCTCGGGAAGATAAGCTCTAAAAATTGCAGTGTCCAAGGGGTTGCTATTTCCAAGCTCCAGATCGTCTATTAGGCTTTGTACTCCAGATGGAATAGGAGTGGTCACTGTAAAGCTCTGCACTTCTTCGTCAACCGTTGATGAACCTACTTTTTCATAAACGATTGTCTGTGTTTTATCTTCTCTCGACCATGCACCGTCTTCCTTGGTTGCCACAACCGCCTCGATCTTGGAGGCATATGATAGATCTTCGGTGGCATAATCACTAAAATTAAGGTCAAACATTTTGCGACCGCCATCACCATCTGCTTCTATGACCCACTTTGTGCCTCGATTGTAGCCAGTGGTGGACAAGCCCGCCTCATCAGGGGCATAATCAATCGTGAGAGATCTCATGGTAGTTCCGGGGTCTGTAGCATCTGGGACATCCATGGTTATAGCCACGCTCTCGTTATAGCGAATCAAGTGTTTCTGCAACAGGGATCCAACCGTGATGGGGTAGCCGCCCGTACCCACCTCGGTCCACAGGGTTGCCCATGATCCCGGTCCCTCAATGCGACCTGCCACATCCGTATTCCAGCCACTGGGCAGAATTGAGGATGCAGAATTATCCTTCGTTGATGCCCAGTTATCGGTGTACGCTTCAAAGAACCCTACTTCAGCAGCCAAGGGTTCGCCAAAAAGCCCACCAACTGCCTTGCTGTGCTGCTTGAGACCTGCTCCGTTCGAGTCTGAGAGTATCATATCAAAGAATCCACGATTGCCAACCAAGTCCTTGACGTGAGCACGACTAATGTTCTCAAACGTCTTTTTAGCTGCATTGGAAGCAGCGTCGTTCAGAGCCTCGGGGATTGCGGGCAAAATAGGACCACCCATTCCGTCAGGGAGCCCGCTATCAGGACAATCTGATTCGCCCACTATTTCGGGGAAGTTTGAAAACGGACCGTTAGCCAAGAGATCTACAAGATCAGCCAAGTCTGCTTTGGCGCGATCAGTGAGAGCATCAATTTGCTCTTGGCACTGCTCAGGGGTCAAGCCCTTGCTCTGGAGCATCAGGCAGCGAATCTCATTAAACATTTGCATTTGCGAAGGTGACCCGCAAATGGAGTCACATACGGGGATCTCTTCTGCTGCCTCGGCGCCGCGTTGGAGCAAATCTTTGTTAAGGAGGCTTCCCAGAGCCTTGAAAAGATTCGCTATATCTTCGGCACTCATACATTCAAATGCAGGAATCTGCGAAACTACGATCTCTGCCAACATCTGTGTGACACGAGGGCTTGCTTCGCCACTTAGAAGCTCCATCACTTCTGCGTTGGTTAGGACAGCAGCTACAATTTCAACAAAAGCTCCCGCATCTTCAGGAGTAGGGGATGTGCCGCAATCAGATAGGGTGGCGTCCATTACTTGTTGGAGTGCTTCGTTGATAAGTTCGTCGGTAGCATCCTCGCATAAAGCATCTCCCATAGCCTCTTTAAACTCGTTTCCTCCAGTTAAGGCGTTAACAAGGGGCGCCCCTAGCATTCCAAGTAAAGCACAAAGACCGCCGAAAATAAGCTCTAATAATTTTTGAAGAAGCAGAACAATCAGCTTGACAACAAGTTCTTTGATGAGTTCTTTAGCGACACTAATGATAAGTTTGAAGATGTCGCCCAGAAAAAACGGAGGAAGAACAAGGATAGGGAGTGTAATGGCTAAATGTCGATCACACAAATCAATCTCTAGCCCTTTCCAGAAATCACCCAATGGAGGCGTGAACAATGGAAACGGGGGGCAGTCCATATCGTCCAAAAAGTTGAAATCCTCAACAAAGCCCGCTATATCAGCGGCGGTTCCAGACGAAGCCTTAAATCCATCCCATATGTCGTCCATATAGTCTGCGAGTGAGCCCCCCAGTATCATCTCACTTAGAACCTTCTTTACCTCTGCCCAATAGAGATCGGATACGTTATCGAGTGCGGTTCCGATAGAGCCGGGGCTCCCATAATACACGCCCATAGCACTTTCGTTGGTGGCGATACCCGTGGTGCTATAAATAATATCAGAGCTAGTGCTCTGCACGGCGGTGTTGCCATCCACAGTGATTTCCTGTTGCGGTTGCCAAGTTGCTTCTGCACCGGGGGGAGCGTTCTCCTTATCCAGAGAATATGTTCTACCTTGCCCGCTATAACTTCCGGGTCTATAGCCAGAGTCCCATGGAGGGGGAATATTCGCCAAGTTTTGCCCCAAGCTCTCCAGCAACATTGCCTGTACATCGGGGGGCAATCCAATAAAGATTTTGCCCATCCACTCGTTGTCCATATTGGCGAAAGCATTGGCTAAAATTGTATTGCGTGCCGTCTGCCAATCCATGCCTGCCAACAAACACTTCAGTGCCATCTCCAAGAGAGCCAGCAAGCCACATAGCTCCAATTTATCCAAGAACTTGGTCCACAACTCGTCTGGGTCAGTTGCGGCAGTATCCAAAAATTCAGGAATCTTTTCCAAAAAGGCGTCACCTGAAAAATATTCTCTGAGCATACTGTCAGTGGCGCGTGCTGCCAACTCTCGCCAGTCGCTCATTTTTACTTCGTTTTTCTGCTTCCCTTCAAAGGTGGCGCACAAGTCTTTGGCAAATCGGTCTGCATAAGCTGCTGGAAAGCCGAGAATTTCATTCATGACGCTGGCTGATAAATCGTTCCACCAACCTTCAATAAAGCTATCCTCTTCATCTGCCGAGTTGACCGTATCGGGACACCAATAAGGCTTTTGGTCCGCCCCCATTTCCTCTAGATCGGGCTCGTATTGAACATCGAGAGGAGGATACGCAACATAGGTCTCAGCAAAATCACCAAACGACATTTCGTGGACAACTTGGAAAGCATTCCAGATAGTTGGTAACTGCCAAACATAATACATGATACGAGGTAATGTCGCCGGGGAAGTATTTTTAAATGCGCTCATGCCTTTTTTCAAGACCTCGGGCTCATCACATCCCCGCTCCAGAACCCTGACGTAATCTATTGCCATTTCTTCGTTAAAGCCTATCTCAATTTCGTCTACCCACTTCTTTCCAAAACGAGCGGGCTTCTTGATGCGGAAGTCATTAAGTTGTATCAACTGTAGCAAATTTTTCCTAAAGACCTTCAGAAGTCTCGCCTGATTTTGAAGGCTGAACATAGGTTCACTTATTCTGCCACCTTCGTTCCAGAACCAAAGCGCTTGCTTAACTGCCAGAATCTCCATTCCCTTTGCTGTCTGATTAAACATTGGAAAAAAGTCGTCGCCCTTTATCACCACAAATCCGGGCTGATCAAGGCGGTCCAGTTGTTCTTCAGAGGGCTCTAGGTCTTCGATTGAGTTGAATGTGTCACTCGGCACCACAACCAAAGCACGAGTCTTGAGGAGCGCACGAACCGGAACAAATGCTTCTTTAACAGATCCCTCAGCAGTGCATAGAGCTATGGGGTCTATTCTCTCTCCCTCTGAGCCGTCTTCGTTGATCACCGTATAAACTTCTGTTTTCTTGCCGTAAAATTCAAGAAGCTTGACAACGCCTTCATTTAAAATGCTTGCATCCGCCTTCACCTCTTCTGGGGAGCCTTCATATTCAGTCAAGATTGTGATTGAGTATTCGCAAGTCCTGCCATTGAAAAACGGCTCTTTGTCGGTCAAAACGGTCCAGTCTGGGATGCTTGCTTTGGGATTTTCAACACAAGGGGGAGGACATTCGGGCTCTTCTTCAGCAGGCTCTTCTAGCTCTCCGCAAGAAACAACATTTTCAGAGCTTACACCCATGGTACCAGCGGAAGCGAGCGATGCGGCTGTAGCGGCGGCTGTAGCGGCGGCTTCTTCGGCAGCAGCGGCGGCTTCGCGTGCAGCAAGGTCCTCAAATAAATCAGCCACTTCTTCTGGCGTCAATGGTGCGTCCTCGGCGGGTGAGGTGGGGCGCGACATGTAGCCCCCATTGAGATATAGCACCAGATCCGCTAAGTATTGTGCCCAACTCCTAAAATTAGCTAAGTCTGCTTCATAATTGGGGTAATCTTCCCAGAAGAACGTATCATCGTGTACGGAGTCTCGCGTCTGGCGCTCAAGCTCTTGTGTCCAACTCTCAAGAAGGTCAAAGTTTGTGTCATTGCTTATGGGGTATCCCCCCGTCCACGCCAACCATCCAGCATCTCCAAGGGGATGCGACACGAAGCCGTAATATCCGACGCCGCCTTCGGGCGCGTCGTAGTAAGCGCCAAAATTTATCTCATCATACCCCGGATTGCCTATATCAAACAGAAAGTTATCGCCTTTATCTATGGTCTCCTCGTATAACATCAGCACAACTTGATCAACAGCAGCCTGAAGTTCGGCTATATCTGACTCACTCAATACGCCGTCGAAGGGTGTTCCATTTCCGTTATCCGTACCAGCCATCTTAATTCACCCTGTTAAAGCGGCTGTTAATCCAGTTGCCGCCAAATGGCGAGAGGTTGTTCATCTCATTTATCATCAATTCTATTTTATTCCCGTATGCTGGAATCAAACACTGTGTCAAACCCTGAACAGCAAGTGTGGGCGACGGGACCATGAAGGGAGGGTGACCATGTGCGATCAAAGCCACCACCAAAGTCGTATAGAGACCATTAAGCTCGTCAATTCTCTCGTTCATGTCCTTGAGCGCCGAAACGAGACGTGAGCCCTTTACCATAGGCTCAAGCTCCACTGTTTCGTCATCATTTGCTGCGATGAGGTCAATACCGTAGGTTACTCTTCGCTTTCCCCCTCCGCTCGTTCTTTCGTTACTGGAAGTTCCCGTAACCAACTTAATCCCTTCGCGCCCAATCACACGCACGGCATCAGCCTTAATTCCAATTCCAGATTTTGCCTCGCTAAGCCCAACGTTGCCGCGTGCTAGATCAAAGTTTTTATCGATGTCTGTTTTCTGACTTATGTATATGCGAGCCGAGTCGCCTGCAAAGTTGGGATCTGTGTAAATATTAGATTTTGGTCCTTCTTTTGTGGCGCCCATTTTTCCCACAACCAAATCAATTGAGCCAGCTTGTGTGGCACCCTGACCTCCGTACCCACTCGTCTTGGGACCCGGACGGTCTCTCCCCAGAACGATCCAAGCGTTGTTGTTGTTCTTGTAAACGACTTCGCTCTGCGCCTGATTATGAAACGGAACGGGCTCGGGAATATTGTCGCAGTTAAGACCATTGTTCTGCATGGCTCCCAAGTGGACCGTTGTTGAGTCTTTGATGCGCTTTAGCGCTTCCTTCATCGCATCAGGAATCTGTTCTTGATCTTGTATTTTTTTATCGTCACCAAAAATTGCCATTCTTCTGGCTCCCTTTTGTTACCACGTCCGCTCTTCAGGGAAGACATTGGTGGTATCTTCCCATGCTTCTTCTGCTGTTGTTATCGATCCCTCTCTGCTCTCTTCCAACATCTCTGTCCCTTCTTCCCCTTCCACAAAAAAGTTATCCCATGAGTTGTGGTCACGAGTTAAAGCACCTTTCGGGTCTTGCTTAAACTGAGAGCCTCCTCCAAGATACTCCCAATGCCACCTTTCATTTGCAACGGTACGCACAAATCCATATTTATGCGCGTTCAACAGAAGCCACTTGTAAGTCTCCGTCATGGCTTCAGGGTGGGGCTGTTTAGTATCGTTTGTAGAATAGCCCAAATCAATATCAAACGCTCTACCATTCTGGTGTTGCGAAGTCCCCGGTGTAGCAGCTAAGTTAAACTTTTGATATGGGTTGGCGCCGCCCATTGCTAACTCGATATCTTCTTCAGAATCACTAGCAGCACTAGCTTCAGCCCATCCTACGCGATCCTGATAGCCTTCCCACAAACTTTGCTGACCCGAGAATGTAGCATCAGGGGACCCATCAAGTGGACAGTTTGTGTCAACTGCGAGGTCTTCGTTTGCGCGGAACCCAGAAGTTAAAGATAGTGTCACAGAAGGGGTGGCAGCAGCGGCGGCATCCCTCATAGTTATCCAATAGCCTGCCATATCTTTCGCAACAGGAACTCCATCAATTATCACGGTCTCTACTGAGCCGCCCCCGAACGCCGAGCCCCTAGTGCTGACCGGTCCATCACACAAGTCATCGATATCGGCTTTAGTTCCAGAACCCACGTCGGCGCCGACATCCATCTGCATCAATGGGACCCCAATAGCATCCTGCATGGAGTCCATGGCAGATTCTGCATATGGTGAGGGCACAACACTCACTTTCTCCGCTATTCCCTTATAGATGCCCCCGCTTAAATTTTGTCTGTCAGCGTAATCAATCCAAACAATGTCCCCCGGTGACGGAACCTCCATCGGTCCCACGCCATAATAGGTGGGGCACATACTCCGAAGTATTGCCTCTCTCTCGTTGAAGCGACCCGTGACAATAGCCGAGAAGTCAGGCGCCGGAAATGATCCGCCGTCCAAAAAATCATCATATGCCTTAACAAGCACCATATAAGGGTTGCTTCCCAGTGTCCTCCCTATATTTACGGTGCTATCGTAGGAGGCTCCTGCCTCAGACACATACTCAGCCGCGACTATACAGATTGCCCTACGAGGAAATTCCAAATCGCAGGTTTCCTGCTGTGTCATAAAGTCCACCATCGTCTGCTGGAGCATATATTCGCTATGAAGAGTATTGTGATCGAGAGAAGTCCCGCTAGAGGGGGGTCTGTCGTTGTTCAACCACCCAATAGGAGGATTTTGACGCGCATCAGAAGGAAGATTTTCATCATCAGCCATTAGCCGGTTCCCCCTTGATCATGTCAAATAATTCGTTTTTATCCGTATCGGATAATGCAGGTCCAGAAGCCTCTTTCTTTTGCAAGATAGCCGTTATCTTTACCAACTGCTCGTTAGAGCGCTGGAGTGTCTCAACATACTTGGCTGCTGTCATGCCCACTTCGCGGTGGCGCTGCTCATCCTTGCTCATGAAACGCACCACATCGTCTAGGAGTTCACGGGTGATCTCTCTATCTTCTTGAATATTGGCGATAGCTTGCTCCAAGTATGTGTCAATGTTTTTCACGAATCTTTCCCCTCGTCCCACCTAACCTTAAAAGCGCGATATTTAATACGCATTTTATTCAAATTGTTTACAATTTGTTTGGTGTTAAGACCTGTTATCTCTCTCATGTACAAATAAATAGCTTTCTTGTTAAAAATTTCTATATTATCACTGTTACTCAGCAAGACGCGGATAGCCTCTAAAACCTTTTTCTCGTTAGGCTTTAAATTGGGCAGGTCCCATGAATCTATCTCGCCCCAGAGAGAATCCCAGAACTCTTCTTTCTCCCTTATGGCGTCATATTCGTTGTAAGTCGCCATATATTTAAGCTTGGTCTCGCTAGGAAGAGTTTCGTATTCTAATTCTCGTGACCTCTGCTTGGATGTCTTCTTAACCTGATGGATGAACCAGTTTTTAGTCACCACGCTAAAGTAAGAAAAGGCTTTGGAGCCCTTGCTTTGGTCGTACTTATCCAAGATGGTCGTAAGCCACACCTTACACTCATCTCGAAGCTCATCAATGTTGGGCAGTGTGGTAAACTTATAGGTAAAAACAATTTTGTCAACCATCTCATCAAAGGCAGGTTGAATAAATTTTACATAGAGTTCTGTTCTTTCTTTTGGATCAGTAGACGCACAAAAGCGCACGATAGCATCTTCGTGTACCTGCGTGAAATACTGTCTTCCGCCCTTAGACCGGCGTCTACGTCTCCTCGGCTTTATCGTCAAAATCTTCTTCCTCTGGTTTGGGCGGCTCTCGAAGAGAAAACAACACCTCGTATCTATCAAACTCTTGTGTGAGAGTACGCGCATGAGAAAGTAAATTTTCTAAGGTTTGATCGCCGTAAAACATTTCCAACTCATAGACACCCTCAAGGTGCTTAGAGAAATTAGACACATCGATAAAAAGACCCTCAAGACTATCGGAGACTTGCACAAGTTCCCGAAGTAGTCGGACACAATACCATACCGCAAAAACATTAAATACAGTAGATATAGCTAATGCTATGCATACAATTACAAACCACGTCATCGCTTGTCTTCCAGTTCTTTTCGTTGCTGTTTCAATTCTTCCTTGGAGTCTTCAATAAATTTTTCTACTTTCTCGCCAACCTTTGCTTTTTTCTCTGGCTTCTTTCCTGATACGCTGAACCCTACAGATGGTATCATTTCGCACAAAGATGAGTTACAGCAAGGACAGCTAGCCCTCTCACGAAATCCGTGGAAGGCTGTAAACTGGTTCATGCACTCTACACACCTGTAGGCATATCTAGGCATCTGTCGTAGATTCCTCGCCTGCTTCTGCCCCGCTTAGCCATTCGCCATCAGCATCGAACTTTACAACGGGCGGGTTTTTGACGAACAAATCTCCATCCTTAAGAATAAAGTTGAAGTCCTCAAGAACAGGGACAATATCGCTCTGTTCCAATAAAGATTTCTGCAAAGCCATCATAAGAGCACCCAGTGCTTGTTTAGAAAGCCTCATGTCAGTTACAAGATTACTCATTTTTTCTCCTCACCACCTAAAGTGGTTTTTAAAATGTTCAACTATATGATCAATTTCCTGATCAAAACTCTTTTCGGGTTTCCACCCTAAATTACGCAACTTTGTATCGTCAACCGCATATCTCACATCTTGCCCCTTTCTCTCATACGACAAATCAAGCAAGCCATTGCAACCCGCGTATTCTTTATCGTGCCTTCCGTTAAAATATGAGTTGACAATCTTACAAACGGTATCATAATTTTTTTGCTCAAATCCCCCTGCAACATTAAAAATCTCGTTTACAACACCAGATTCAATTATTTTAATTACGGCACTAGCGGTGTCTGATGCGTGTAGCCAATTACGATATGGCTCGCCCTCATTGTGTAACCGAATCTTCCTCCCCTGTTGTAAAAGCTTGACCACCAGAGGAATCAACTTCTCTGGATATTGGTATGTGCCATAATTGTTTGTTGGGCGTAAGATTAAGTAGTCTATGCCGTAGGTTCGTGCCCAAGCTTTTATGAGCATATCCGAAGATGCTTTTGACGCCGAGTAGGGATTGCTTGGCGCAAGAGGCGACTCTTCCGTATGAGACCCCTCAACAATGTCCCCATAAACCTCATCAGTGCTAAAATGAAAAAAGATCGGCTTGCGAGCCACGTTACTTGGCTTGCGTCGAATAATGTCTAAAAGATTTTTAACGCCAGCCACATTACTGTGAATAAAGTCGGTGCTATCAATTATACTGTTTCCGACATGAGTCTCTGCTGCGATGTTGATAATATAGTCGCAATTTGGAATATCTTTTAAGTCGCAGATATCTCCCTCTACAAAGGTTAAGCTGTCTAAATTGAGATCCCGGCACATGTCAAACAGATCTGCAACATCGTTTGCGGCATATGTGCGCTTATCTATGCCGTAAACCCTCCATCCCCTCTCTAGGCACGCCTTGACTACATGCATACCAATGAAGCCAAGACACCCGGTGACAACCACAAGTTTCATCTAATCACCCTTCTCAATGCGATAACTATCAGAATCAAAATGCTGTGTCGAGAACTCAAAAAGTTCTGTGTCTTCGATAGCCTCCATCTGGTGACGTAAGCCTCGGAAAACGTGAAAATTATCACCCGGTCCTAGAATTCGCTCTGACGCTCTGGAAATATCATCTGCTGTGGAATAGCGTACTATGATTCTGCCCGATTGAACATAAAATACTTCATCCTTGAGCTTGTGATAGTGCCATGAACATTTGCGCCCCTTTACAAAGTAGAGGAGTTTTCCACAGTATTCTTCACAGTTTACAATCCATTTTTCGAAACCCCACCCTTTCGGAACAAAGCTCATAGGAAGATTGATACTACTCAACTTCAAAGAATTCTTCATCATTCATTCCTTTGTCATCCACATAAATATCTCCTGCGGGTTTTCCGAGAAACAGTGCATGGTATTTTACACCCCACTCTTCAAGCTGTTTTTTGGTGAGTTCTTCAAACGCCCCATAAGCATATGCTGACGAATTACCACTCCTGCCCATTCCTCTAGCAGTTTGAAAAATAATTGTATGTCCTGCATCGTATAAAATGTTGACCTTCTCAATTCTGTCTTTAAATGGATAAGCATTATCGTAGTTTCCACCTGTATTATAACAGATTGTACCATCTATGTCAAACACATAAGTTAACTTAATGCCCTCTGCATCAATAGTTTCCATACCACGGCTCCTTAATCATAGAATATGCATTGATGAGTTGCAAGATGCCTTGGCGCAAATTGTATTGACATATGAAGCCAGTCTCATAAATCTTTTCACTGCTCACGATATAATCCCTCACATCAGGATCACTATTGAACTCGGCACGCACAATCTCTAAAGGCAAATGGTACCCAATTTGCTCTGCCAACTGAAGCTTGTTCATGTTGAGGGCATCGTTGCCCAAGTTGAAAGTCTCGTCTTTAAACAGGCTCCAGTTATCAATGGCATATTTAAAGGCTCGGCACACATCCTGAAGGTGGACATAATTTCTCATAAACTCACACTCATAAAGAACAATCAATCGATCCTGAATAGCTCTCAACACAAAGTTGTTTACGAGCAAGTCTGCCCTCATTCGGGACGACGGTCCAAACACCGTTGCCAGACGGAACGTTGCACAGCCGGGAGTGTCACGATAGACCGACTCTGCTTGAACCTTAGTTTTTCCGTACAACGAAACGGGGTTGAGGGGAGACTCCTCAGTACACACCCCATCCTTAGCTACGCCATAGCCCGAATTCGTGCAAGGATAGATCAGCATTTGATCGGGAGATTTAGCATCAGCTATCAAGCGATTAGCGGCAAAGTTAATCTCAGAAGCCCCTCTTGGGTCTTTGTCACAGAGCGGGAACCCTACCAGTGCAGCCAAAGGAATGATGATGTCATGTTCCGAGACCAACTTAAGGAGGGTCTTGGTGTCCCTTACGTCACCCTCAATAAAAGTAAAGTTGGGGTGAGTTGCATACCGCAGGAGCGACGTGCGATCATACATCATGTTGTCAAAGGCTGTAACCTTATAATGGTTGATGAAGTGGGCGATTAGCTCGCTTCCAATATAGCCTGCGGCTCCCGTGATTAAGACTTTCATGACTTCTCCAAAATTCCTGTAGTTGAGTAATCGCCTACACGATCAAAAAATTTAACTTCACCTGCGTGCTGGGCGCCGATAATCTTCTTTCCTCGCCAGTCTGAGCCGACGACCATGATATCTGGCTGAATATCTTCTATGTGATCAACCAACTCTTCGTCACTGCCGAAAGAAACCACCGCGTCTACACACTTTAGTGCTGAGACTACATAAGAGCGATCTTCTAGCCCGTTAATTGGTCTGCTTTCGCCTTTCTTCTCTCTTACCCTCGCGTCGGTGTCGAGCCCAACAATGAGAGAGTCGCCCAGAGAGCGTGCGTACTGAAACATTTCAATGTGCCCTCTGTGTAGGATATCGAAGCAGCCATTGGTCCAAATCACCATTCGATATTCCCCACGACAATATCTTTGAACATCACCCAATCACACGCTTTTGCCCACAATGGCTTGCTAAAGGCTGCGGGCTTATTCTTCTCGAAGACAAAATGACCCGTCCACGCAAAGGGGTAGATGATAAAAGGCGCCAAAGGCAGTAGCCACAAATTGTTTAGGGCACTGTAGGCAACGAACAGCATGGTTATAATTTGCCCGACAAAGTGAAGGCGACGACAATACTTGTTCTGGTGCAGCGCCAGATAATGCTGATAATATTCTTTAAAACTCATAATGTATTCACTCCTCTTTGTTGGACTACTTTGGTTGCGCACTCATTTGCATAACTGATGCTATCTCCGATATCGCGAGACTCAACATATCTGGTAACCAAAGCAGCCAAAAACGAATCTCCCGCTCCGGTCAAGTCTTTAACCTCGACCTTTTCTACGGGGAAAATAGTCCCTTTATATTTGCAACCTGTGGATCCGAGAGTTACAATTAAGCTTTCTTCCACCCAGTCTCCCAAATCTGGCACCAAGTGCTTCGTCTTTTCATATTCGTATTCGTTGATCTTGATGTACGCACAATTACGAGCATAATTGCCCAACAACTTCTTGGTGTCCAAAAAAACCAAATCATGATTGCTGCAAATTGTTTCTATATCTTCTTCGAGCAGATACCCCTTGTTATAATCCGAGATTATAACGGCATCATACGCTTTGAGAATAGAGATGTCCAAACGCTCTATCCGCCTGATATCGGCGTCTCCCTTGTCTAACCTCATAATCATGTGATTGGTCTTGTCTTCAACATATCTCGTCTTAACGACCGAATCTGCTTCGTTGGTAAGAAGAT